GCGGAGGCGCGGAGAAGAAAGGGAGCTGAAGAAGGCAGGGCAAGACAAGGCAAGACAAAACCTGAGAGCGCAGAGGAGGCGGAAGGCGCCGAAGGGCGGGCCGTCTTCGCGGATCGGTTTGTGCGGCCGGAGATATGAAGGCCGGGCAAGACAACAACGGGCAAGAAACGAAAAAGGAGAATGAATGGGAATTATCACTTCGAGTAATGTCGCAAATGCGATTGTGAAACTGGTGGCGGCGGACGCATTGCCGGCGCTGGTGGGAAACATGGTGATGGGGAACCTGGTGAATCGCGACTATGAGCCGGTGCTGGCGCAAGGCGGAGACACGATCAACGTGCCGATTCCGCCGACCATGGTCGCCAACAACATTCTGGAAGGCGGGACGGTGCAACCGCAGAACCCGAGTCTGGGAAATGCGCAGATCGTGCTGAACACGCACGTGGAATCGACGTTCCAGATTCCGGACGTGACGAAGATCCTGGCCGTGCCGGACCTGCTGAAGGTGTACATGCAGCCGGCGGTGGTGGCGATCGCGGAACGGATCGAGACGGACCTGTTGAACCTGTACGCGGGATTCACGTCGAACCCGCCGGTGGGAACGGCGGGGACGGCGATCACGGAAGCGACGATCGACCAGGCGGAAACGGAGTTGTTTTTGGGGATGGTGCCGCCGAGCGAACAGAAATACATCGTGGTGGACGCCAATGCGTATTCGGCGTGGCGGCAGATTCCGCGGTTCAGCGAATTCCAAAACGCGGGAGAGGCGGGTTTGCGGGCGTTGATCGACGGGACGATCGGGAAGGTGAAAGACTTCTTCGTGTTTCGATCGCAGTTCGTGGCGAAGACGGGGAGCAGTCCGTTGAATACGCACAACCTGGCATTCACGAAGGACGCGATCGGGCTGGTGATCCGGCGGCTGCCGCAGCCGTTGCCGGGGACGGGAGCGATCGCCGAGTACGCGGAGCTGGGGAATTTCGGGATGCGGGTGGTGATGAGCTATCAACCGAATACGCTGGCGCAGCAGTTCACGGTGGACGTGCTGTACGGATGCGGCGTGCTGCGGAACACGAGCGCGGTGCAGGTGAACACGTAGGGGGGTCCGTTAGAAAGAGGTTGGCAGGCGGACCGAGAGGGCACCCCGCCTGCCCCACGCAAATTCAAGGAGGGAAATGGAATGGATTTGAAGATTTATTACCAGAAGATTCGAGAGACGCAGGGAAAGATCGCGGATGAATTTCCGGTGGTGGTGAGCCAGGAGACGCAGGACGGCGGGAAAGCGGGGGTGGCGATGGAAGTGTCGCGGCCGCTGGCGGCGAAGATGTTCGTGGAGGGGACGGCGCGGCCGGCCACGGTGGAGGAGGCGAAGGCGTTTCGGGAGAAGCAGGCGAAGGGGAAGGAAGAGGCGGACGCCGCGGCGGCGAGCGCGAAATTGAACGTGACGGTGGTGCCGACGGCGACGCTCGAGAAGCTCACGGCGGTGGCGCAGAAACCGGCGAAGAGCCAGGGGTAGCGAAATGGCCTTGTTCACCGATGGTTTCCCTTCCAGCATCGAAGACTTGACGAAGCAGGACTCGCAACTGCTCACGGTGGCGAGCGTGGAAGGGATCGATGTAACGCAGAAGCTGGCGCTGGCGCAGGAGGAACTGGGGATAGAACTGCACGAAGCGCTGAGCAGGCTGGCTTATGCGGAACCGTTCTTGTGGACGGCGGATCCACAGAAGCTGGACCGGGTGGTGGTAACGCATCCGCTGCGCTTATGGCATGCGTGCCGGACGCTGGAGCTGGTGTACGGGGACGCGTACAATTCGCAGCTCAACGACCGGTACGCGGCGAAACGCGACCAGTTCCAGAAGATGGGGGCGCGGGCGTACGAGAAGCTGATCGGGGCGGGGATCGGGATCAACCTGACGCCGATTCCGAAGGCAGCGAGCCCGGTGCTGGCGGCGGTATCGGGGAGCTTGCCGGACGGGACGTATTATGCGACGGCGAGTTGGGTGAACGAGGCGGGGCAAGAGGGAGCGTGCGCGGAGGAGACATCGATCGCCACTTCGTCGAGCACGTTTGCGGCGCAAATGGGCAAGGTTCCAGCGATGGCGATTGGCTGGAACCTTTATGCCGGAGGGGACCCGGGCGCGATGACGCTGCAGAACGCGGCGCCGATCGCGCCGGGGGCGGCGTGGGTGCAACCGAACGCGATGCCGACGACGGGGCGGGGGCCGGGCAATGGGCAGAAGCCGAACTACTTTCAGCCGGCGCCGCGGATGATACAGAGGGGGTAAGGGGTCGGCAGGTTAAGAACGCGCGCCACGCCGGACTTGGAGAGCGAAAATATGACGGGAAAACTGGGAAGCATGGCCACGGCGACCGTGGTGCAAATGATTACCGCGCCGACGGGAGTGAATGCCGGCCTGGGGGCTCTGACGCTGGCGGGGCAAGCGGGGCCGGCGATATTGCAAACGGCGCAGGTGGTATCGCAGAACGTGGCGGCGGACGTGGCGGAGCAGGCGGGGGCGATTCAGTATCCGACGGTAAGCGTGTACTGCGAAAAGCTGGTGAACAGCCAGGTGGAGAAGTTCCGGAGTTTTTCGGGGACCATCCAGATGGCGATCGAGCTGCGATATTCGCAGGACCGGCTGGACGGATTGCAGGACGCGATGGCGGTTTACGCGGACGCGCTTTTGCAGGTGCTGGAAGCGAACCAGGGCGATTGGGGCAACGGGCTGTTCTACGCGGGCACGTTCCAGGCGGCGTACGGGCCGGTAAAACACGGGGGCAGGAATTTCGTGCAGTCGGCAAAAATCATTTTCCAGATCGGAGTAAGCATCAACTAGCATGTCATACATTTCTTCCAATGCGAACCGTTTCTACACGGCGCTGGAGAGCGCCTATGGCAGCTTAGCCACGGTTTCGGCCAGCAACCGGATTCCGGCCGGGAAATTGACGGTGACCCAGAAACTGGCAATCACCGAGCGCAAAGACAAGACGGGGAGCCGCACTTTCACGGGTTTACCTGCCGGGGGACAAAAACAGACGAGCTTCGCATTGAAGACCTATTTGACGAACTGGGTCAGTGCGAACGGAACCCCGTCCTACGGGCCGCTGTTTCAGGCGGCGTTGGGAGGTTCTCCGGTATCGGCGACCCCTGGTGTGGTAAGTTCCGTAGCGGGCTCGACGCTGGTATTTGCGGCGCCACACGGTTTGAGTGCCAACCAAGCAGTGGCTACGGCGATGGAAATACGGTTTGTAACCGCGGTGACCAACTTGAACACGGTACAGATCAGCGCCCCATTTACCAGTGGGCCGCAGCCGGGGGCCGCTCTGGCGACGGCCATTACCTACCAGCCGGCGACGGAATTGCCGAGCGTGACGCTGTACGACTATTGGAGTCCGGCTACCGCGACGCAGCGATTTCTTGCAGGGGCTGCGGTGGACCAGATGACGATTGACGTCAATGGCGACTTCCACGAATTCAACTTCAAAGGAATCGCGCAGGACGCGCAGGACAGCGCGAGTTTCGAGGCGGGCAACTATGAGCTGCAGAGTTATCCAGTAGAACCTGCAATCGCAGCCTTCGACTATTCGATCGTGCCGGGAAACCTCGGGCAAGCCTGGCTGGGCCCGGCGCCGAGCCAGTTTTTCACGGTCACGGCCGCGTCTATTGGTCTGAGTAACGATCTGGATGCGCGCATGAACGAGTTCGGGTCGAGCGTGCCGCAGGCGATTGCGCCGGGCCTACGAAAAGTGGCAGCGACGCTTTCGCTGTACAGCCAGGACGACATTGCGACCCGGGCGCTGTATACGGCGGCACGACAGCAATCGCCGGTCAGCGTCATGTTTCAGTTGGGCGACAGTCAGGGACAGATGATGGGGGTGTACATGAGCAGCGTGGTACCGGTGGTGCCGCAATTTGACGACTCAAAACGCCGTCTGCAGTGGAGCTTTCAGCCGTCGCGGGCACAGGGAACGGTGGACAACGAAATTGTGGTGGCGTTTGCGTAGCCATGACATACGAGAGCGAAAAAGTAGTAGAGTCGAAAGTCGCCGCAGGAGTGAGGTTTCGAGTGGCGCGAATGTCGTTCGGCCGGCGCATGGAACTCATGCGGGAGGTGCGGGATCTGGCGCGGCGCAAAGAGTTTCTGGAGAGCGGGCCGAACGCGGACGAACAGATGGACGCGGCGCTTCTGCAGGGAGAGATCGACAGGCTGTTCGTGAAGTGGGGTCTACGGGCGGTGGAGGGGCTGTGCCTGGACGGAGAAGCGGCGACACCAGAGTTACTGGCGGAGACAGGCCCTGAAAGGCTGTTTCGGGAGGCGCTCGAAGCAGTAAGAGCAGAAGTGGGACTGACTCCAGACGAACGAAAAAACTGATTGCCGCCTTCCAGTTTTACCTGTCGAACCAGGCCGGGTGGAGGTGCGGGGTGTGCAGAAAAGCCGGTCTGGAACAGAAGCGGCGATGCGGCTGGCTTCGATCAGGAGGATCGGAGGATGGTGAGGCCCCGAGTGGGCGCGAAGACCGGCCCGTCTGGGCGCGTGGGGATGTAGTTCTGCACGTTTGTCCAACGTGGTTTGTCACGGCGGAAAGTGCGGAACTGGTGCAGGAGTTTTTTG